TAGCCATTTGGGTCCCAGCTTCTCCACGAATTCTCATTCCTGGGAGCACTACCTTATAGCCCTTGTTACAACACTCCCAAAAATCGTGCACGCGGACCGGGTCGACGCCTATGGCCATCAACCACAAATTCGCGGCCCAATAAAGGGGGCCATCATCCTGGCTCTGGTCGAACATACTGAGATCTGCTTCGCCCCACCCCACCAGTTGTAAACCGCCACCCCAGCAGATCACGGAGTCATCCCCCGCTACTACTATGGTTGCTTCTCCCGACGCCAATCTCGCCCCGATCTCATCCAGCCGAAGCTGGGTCGATCCACTAGCGAAATAAATGGCAACAGGATGTCCAGCGATGTCATAAATTTGGCCATTGAATTTCTCGTGGAGATAGTCCGCTATCGCGCGGGCCCATGGTAGGTGCCTAGCGTGGTATATCGGATCTAAATTCACAATAGTCCTTGGTTTTATCGTTTTGACTCCGCCTATTTCCTTGAGGTTGAGGGTCTCATTCCACTTCAACATTACCTTCTTCCGGAGAGAAAGATTGGTCCCACGACCTTCATCATCCTCACCGGCCCGCAGGATACGCGCCCCGCGCGTACCCATGGCCCGGGCACACTCAGCCAATGCATCCGGCTGTTGAATCTGCCCTGTAAAAAACCCACGGTATAAGCAACGCATGGTCAAATCAAACCATGTCTTATGTCTCTCAGCCGCGGGGGGACACATCACGTGTGGGTCTGCGTGTATCCGATGAAGCAAAGCAACCAGCAAATTATGTTTATTCTTCGCAGGTTGCCACGGGAGACCGTTTGTTGGGAAAAAAGCATGCATAACATTACGGTGTTCATCATCCCGAAGGCCCAGGGCTTCTTCCGGTGTCAGGCTCGCCCCTTCAACCTCAATGTCAATCGTGCCCCGAAAATCCACGGGTCCTACGATGACTAAAGAAGTCAATGCCGGGAGGATGGGTACAGCAGGTAAGCACACCACCTCCGAGCGGGGTTCAACCTCGGCGCCGGTTTCATGCGCAAGGGCAAATGAAGCGAAAGCAGACACACTTTCGTCGGAGGCCGTTACCAGCACTCCTGGGGACAAAGTTGCATTATGGTACAGCGCTGACACGTTGAACCACAAATGCAGCAAGATGGAAACCGCGGCACCGCGCCACCCGTAAGCCCTATGTAAGGCTGCGTTAATGATATGCATCAAAAACGCCGGAATTGGCGCCGCCGGACCATGGAGCGACCCATTGCACAAAGCCTCCCAAACAACGGCCCCCATAGCCAACTTTGGGAAGAAATAGCGCAGGACCTCCTCATAGAACGGGGCCAAAGTTTTCCACCAGGGCTGGGCCACGTAGTACTCCCACGCGGGCCCATATACCCATATCCCTGGACTTCTAAGCCAGCCCTTCTTACGGAGCCAGAATATACCGACCGCGGCCGCCACTATCAGCGGCACTACCCACGTAGCAGTAGATGCCACGGCGATGGGGGCTGCACTGCGCGCCTCCACCAGTCGTTGGTCATCCATAGCATGGTAAGCCCTCAGTCCGTATAAGCGTTGCACCGTTTCAGATCTGTTGGAATACAGCACCGCTTGCACTGTGCCATCCAGAATCGCTTTCGCCAAGCGCGGAAATCGCTCAGATACCACAACGGTCTGTGGATCACCCGCGAGCTCTTTCTGCACTAAAACGAGACACGAATCCAGAAGCGTACCCGTCGGAACTCGTTGCACGAATTGAGTGCCGAGTTTCGCCAAAGTAGGCAAGTGGCGCAACAACACCGGTCCTTCAAACCAAGCGTTGTGTCCCTTCCACCATTTCATTAACGGAGCAAAGACCTTACTCCAGACGGTGTAGTCAGCTTCAAGAACGTCGTAGACCCCCTCAGGGAGTGCCACGGGCAAGATGAACTGGGCATCCGCAGGCGCGATAGCAAATCGCACCAAGACGTAGGGTCCGACAGTTGCCAACAAAGCAATGTCCAACCCATCACATGAACGTTGAGCCGTCCAATTAACGTCCGGATGTGGTGCATATGGAACTACTCCGGGTTCTGGGCTAAAATTGATCAGCCCTCGTCCGTCGCGGTACCACGCCCCCTCCACCTTGCCGTCGGGAAAAACATCGGCCCCCGCTTGTCCAAAGAACCAGCGGAAGCATCCATAAACCCGACCCGTTTTCGATTTAGCACAGAGCCTCTTGACAACTTGGGGTGTCAAAGGGGACTCAGGGCCGCTGCCACTCTGGTAGACGTCACAAATGTACACGACGTCGAACCGAAAGTCTGGCATAGGAACTCGCTTCCCAAAATCGCGTGCCGCATCTCCCGAGATCGGAGTATCCGGCGCGCATGTCCAATCAATCCTCAACCCAGGGCAGCGAGGCAAAGACGTAGAAGGATCCACCTTCATGTCCCGATCCGCCCCAAAATAGGACAACGCGCTGAGCGTTTTCTTCGCCTTGCCCTCATGACTGAGGACTTGGAGAAGAGCCGCCGCTCTGCACATGGCCCCATAAGAATGAGGATTCACCTGGCGCTTCACCACCAGGATTTCAATGCCTAACGTCTTGGCGTACTCCTGTACGTCGGTGTCGTCTTGGCTCACGACCAATTTCCTCGATCGAGCCCAATCGTCAATGTCATTGGGAACATACGGAGCCGCTACCGCGGCTGGAGAAACACCCACAGGGTTTCCCCCGGAACCAGCTGGGGCTGGTCCCGCCTCTCCCGGTGCCGCCACACCTGGAGGCCCTGGTCCGACAGGGACTTGTTTTTCCACTTCTCGTTGTGGACGGACGCCACGCGGCACACGCGGCTGGGAGCCTTCCGGCCTGGACTGACGGCGTCCAGTGGCTGCAACACCACCCCGATGAACTGACTTACGATCACCCATAGGTTAATTAGCGAGTTCTAGCAATAAAACAAACACGCCTATCGACGTGTACCGAAAAT